CACGAAAGTCGCATGCCAGACATTTTACCCTACCTGCGTCATAACTTACGCGACATGAGGCGTGTGTGTCATTGTGAATTTGGCACTTGACTGATTGCCAAGATCCACGGGGCGAGGGCAGTTCCCACCCGTAATGCTCTAACACGGGCCAAATATCAAACTGTGCGTCCGTCACGGCGCGTTCAGTCTATCAAGTGGCAGGTATCTTGTGCCCTGAAACTGGCTTTCCTCGGCACGATTCCAGGCTTGGTCATAATCTATGTGGCCTAAAAGTTCAACTTCTCTCAACTCAGGCTCTACTGCTCGTGCAGCCCAAAGATAAAGGCAACGACCTAAATCTTTTTGCCGGACAGCCACGCTACTCCCTGTCCTAACTCTGCGAACCTCTACGTTGTAGCCAACGTCAGCACTTGTTTTATACTTTTCGTGAGAATCTTTATGCCAAACCGATCCAGACCAGTATTGATTTATGTACTTAGCCACCGCTAATTCGCAGGCGGCTGCCGCAACTTGCGCTGTCCTGTCGTCTTGCATGCGCGACTTGTCGTAGTACGCAGCATCTTGCTTCTCCCAATTTGCCGTGTATCTCCCTATGCCCACACGATTAGCGTGCTCGTACTCCCACGGCTCCAGATAAATAATCATGTCACCTGGCCCAGCCTCAACAAGTCCAGCAAGGTATCCAAGGTCATCGTCACCCTAGCCTCACCGATCCCCTTCTGTCGGGTCTTTGTAGCCACGACAGGGACGGTAGGGACACCATACTTGAGTTCATAGTTACACGATTCTACGTCTGCTTGACGTAGCCACTCACTCATGTCCTGCTTCTTGACGTTCTTGGCTTCGATCACGATAGTGAAATCTTTGAGGGTCAGGGATACGTCACCGATATCTTTCGACCCGGCACGAGGTAACCTGCGACCCTTGACCCCCGACTCGTTGAGGTAGTTCTCTAGGTCTGTCTCAAACTTAGTACCTTTGACTTTATTGTAGGTACTCATCAGTCTATGTCCTTGATCTGCATGGTAGCGGGGTGGTAGTCCATCCACACCGCAGTCTGACCTGACCCGTCAGCAGGACCGTAACGGTTCTTGACTGCTGCGGCTGCCATCATGTTCGGTTGGTCGGACGACAATGTGACCACGAGGCTAGGAACCTGGGCGATCTTGCCATGCAGTGACGAGCGTGGAGGACACGGGTAACCTTCGTACCCCTCAGATGTGTGATGAAGAATTAGGAACGCTGCCCCTGTGTCACGACTCCACCACTTCACTTCCCGCATCAAGGATCGGAGTGAAGAGAACTCATCTCCGCTGTCGTGAGTAACATCCACGGCGTTATCAACTACCACCAAGGATGGGTTCTCGCCCATCAACTCACGGTACACATTAATTTCGTCCTCAAGGTCAGCCAAGGTAGGCGATGCGTCAAACATCCAACGGATGTGACTAGCGTTCTCCTTGAGCATAGCGGTGGCCCAATCGGGATCACTTTCGATTCGTTCCTCAACCACGCTTTGCTGCATACCTGTACACATGGCAAGGGAGCGAATAGCCATCGTGGATTCGTGACTGTCGGCACTGGCATACAGGGTGGGAACTTGCGCTCGCATGGCGATAGCCAAGGCCACCGTAGACTTCCCAGCACCGGGTGGGCCAGCAATCATGCTGACCTCACCACGGCGTATGCTGATATGGCTATCCGACCAGGACTTGAACGGAAGGGGGATGACCGTCTTGCCCTGATCTATGTGGCGAATAGCCCTATCAAGCAATCTCATGCTGCGAAGTTATTCCACTCTGGAGTGCCACGATTGATGAACTCCGGCTTGCACTGACCCGGCGTGTCCTTGGGTGTCGGGCAGAACCAACCCTTCCACGGGCCTTTGGCGCTGCTACCAGTCTTAGGAACCATCTCACCGTGAGGACACTGCTTAGTGGTGGCTGTTGCAAATGCAGTGGGTGCAGCCGGTTCAGCAGCGACGGGTACTGCGGCAGGGGCAGCGGTCGGTGCTGGTGTCTGTGCGACATTGCCGACAGCCTTAGCCAAAGTGAGCAGGTCGTAGCAGGACTGCAAGTCGTCCTTGGCTCTCTCCAACTCGTCAACAAACTGATCGTGCGTATCGGCCTGGATGGTACGCAATGCGTCACCCACCTTGACCGTCAACTTGTGCATGGGTTCACTACTCATCATTTCTCCAAATCACTATCAAATTGCGGGATGTATTCAGTTGAACCGTGAGCATAGCAGAACTGCCTGACACCACAGTAGCCACACAGGATTCCAACACTGGGAACAAACACGCCCATCTGTATGGCTTTCGATACGTCACGCATCCAACGTTGCACCATCGGGATGGGGTACTTATCTAGGTCGTGCACCGAATCAAGTTTGCCTTCCCGACCCATCCAGTATGCACCGTATCGTGGCGAGGTAGCAAACTGCTCCTGTAAGGCCATGCGATACATCGCTAACTGTAAGGCTGCGGCGGGAGGCTTACCCGTTTTCAGATCCACAACGATTGTCTCGTTGGTTTGCTTGTCCACAAACACGCGGTCAATGTATGCCTTCATCGTTATGTCACCTGGCAGATTTACGGACACACCCAACTCAATCGCTGGCACGCCCTCAGGGGTATGCCAAATCTCAAGGTTCGGGTTGTTCATTCGCCAGTTGTAGTAGTTGTGCACCATCCGTGGGCCTTCGGATAGCCACCAAGACTTGTCCTCACCACCCGGCATCTTCTTGGTCTTGCGACCAGATGCACGCCAGTTGCCGTTGGGTGCTTTGGCTTCCTCTTCGTCAAGGGTGCGCCTAAAGGCTTCCAGACCTGCGTCGTAGGCTGCCTGACTCATCGTCTTTCCTCCAGCAGTTGATGATCTATTGCATCAGCCGCTGCATGCACAGATGTGCCACCCGCAAAGAACCATGCAGGATCTTCTGGAACCTGGACGATCTTCGTGAGCCTGTACTTCTCGCCACACTGAAGCCACGTTGTCATCTGACTGTGGCTTAGGTAGCCCGGTGTATTTTCCATGCTGGGATTATGCACACGACACGCCCACTTGTCAACGACCTGTCAGATGGTAGTGTTGCTCCTGCGCGAGAGCGTGGGGCAGAAACTCCATTTGACGGGCGACGGCACATGCCGGACCTGAGAGGGTGTTTCTCCTACCTGCTACGATCTTGAAATCGTGGGGGGTAGGGGGGCATTTCTCTTTTTCAGGGTTCCGGCAGGGAGCGAGCCTTAGGCGAGCGACCAAAGAAGGATAATGGGTATGGATAGGGGTTGTAGGACAAATCCCTAAAACAAATTCTAAGACGACGAAAAAGCCCCCCAACCATATATGGTCAGGGGGCTAATTCTAAGCCGTCTACGGCCCTTAAAAGGCTGATTTCGGGGGGGTAAATTGGGGGGTTTTGACTAGGCCACGGACCCTCTATCCAAGTTCCGTTGCCAGATTTTTGCCTGCTTACGACTGGTAGCCAGAATTGGCAGGGGCCAAACCTTCCTGTCCGTTTCGGCATGTTTTGTGAAAGATATGTGGATATGGTGGTAATGTCCCCATTGTCCCTTTCGCCACTTCCACCATGTGGAACGGTAAGTGCCTGAGGTAAGCCTACCCTCGTACACTACATACTTCACACGGTCGTGACCAGGCAAAGACGAGGCGGCATACAACCTCAGTTGGTTAGCCAACTTACGGGCATTACGACCATTACGCCACACGCCCTTCTTGCCCATGTTCTCGTCAATGTCCAGCGCATGAACCCAGCCGTTCTTGTCGGGATTATGGTCCGACTTACGGGTACTGTGGGCACGGTCACCAACCCAACCGTCCGATTTTCGGTCACGCCTAGGCCATTTCCGGTCAATCTGACTACGGAGTTTTACCCCGCCAGGAACCAACTTAGCCATCGTGCCGCCCAAAGCGGTCGTTCTGCCCATTCAGCCAGTCAATCAAGACCACCACAGCAGGCGGGATAGCCACGACTAGGACTGGAGGCCAGCCAAAGTCACCAACATTATCAACTACCCAAGTCAAGCCAGTAGCAGCAAAGACCTTGAGTGCAACACCTACGGGATGATCGTTGATGAAAGACATAAAATCTTTCCACGAGTTATTCATACAGATTCTCCACATCTTCCTCTAGCGCCTCTACCTCATCTTCAAGTTCGATGAGTTCTTTCTTAACCTGCTGCATGTCAGCACACAGCCGGTCAACCTTTATGTGCAAGTCTGGTAGGGATTTACCACCGTTAGCATCTGGGCTAATTTGATAGGTAGCCAACTTGATCTGAGTGCGAATCCACCAGCCCAGGCCAGTCAGGATGATAGTAAGAATAGATAGCACACCCAGTGTGATGCCGACGAGTTCCCCGAGACTCATGGCTACACGATTCTCAGAAGGGCAGTAGCAATACCACCGACACCACTGACACGGTTAGTGGGAGGTGTCATGCGAGTGAACGACACTCTCTCCACATACACAGTCGCTGCCTCACCCGTCGTAAAGTCACGCCACTGCACCACAACAGAGTCCTCTTCCAACTGCTGCAACTTCTGCAATGTATCCCACGCGAAGCCGGTGCGACCAATCTTTAGGCCCTTGCGGTCAGTAACGAAGTCGAACAGCATAATTGGAACAGATAGGAGTCTGGTACGCTCCGGTGCTGGAACTGCACGCAACTGGTAGCCAATCAACTTGGCTGTCTCTCCTGTAGCAGTATCTTTTTGCAGATTAAAGGCAAGGTAAAGATTGGGTTCTGGTGACGGTGCAGCAACATTCAACTTACCAGTGATATCGTTATTCTCACCACTACCAATAATTGCTAACGACCAAGTTGACGGTGACCCCTCTTCCGTCGTAGATGCGTAAGCGGTAGAAGTCCCTGCAAACCCAGACTTACTGAGAAGTCGGATATCTCTCCAACCCTTTTTCTCCACCGTACCCAAACGAATGCGACCAGTCTCTATCCAGCCACTATCCACGAACGTGTCTTGCTGCTTAAACACCCCACCGTCCGTGCCCGTGACGCAAAACCAAATCTTGTCGTCGGAAGTGGTGACGCTAACAGCATTCCCAGTGGCAGTAGAAGAAGATGGGATGGTTAGGTCTGCCGCATGAGCAAAGTTCAGGGGGTTATTGTTAAGGGTCTGACCCAAGTCGATCCTGAATAATCCAGCCCTCTGCGTGCGGTCACCCGCGTTACCCTTGTCGCGTGTAGTGACGTATACAAATGAACCAAAGGCCACAGCGTCATCAACGGGAGCATCGGTGACCACCAAAGGGCCAATAGTCAAAGATCCGTCATCGTTAATGGACGCAACCCGAACACCATTAGTGGTTCCGATAATCAAGAAAGACCCGACATACGAGTACATTGACAAGATATCTTCACCGCGAGGCATCTCCGCTACGATCACAGGCTGAGACAAGGTTGTCGTAGTAGCCGTAGTGCTGATACCGATGCGGTAAATAGCGGAGTTCTCTAGACTGTACCCACTGACGTAAATGCTCGTAGGCCCATCAGCGAAGTCAGTCCACTCCCAGTCACTGTTGGGGTGAGAAAATAATGCAGTCGGAAGCGACGCTGAAGAAGGTGTCAGGTCAGTAATCTCGTGAATATCCACGCCATCGGCGTACATGACACGAGACTTGATCCACCTAATCAGCGTGTAGGATGGTGTGGACTTGTTGTTATATATAAGAGTTCCCGTGCCGCTAGGCAGATCACCACGGTAAATGCCAGTATCGTTCGACACAAGGTAGTACTGGCCCGTGTCAGTCATAGAGCCGATGTTCCCCGTGCCACCCCAGGTAACTGCCGTCGCTGTTCCGGCGTTATCTATGTAAGTAAGGACTGCATCTTCCCGAAAAAGGATACCCGTCTGAACACCAAGAACAGACATATTGGTAGCCGACGATGAATGTACGCTTGCCGTTTCGTGCAGCAGGGTCAACTCACCAGCAGTCCAAGGATTTACCCCGCCGCCCTCTTTGTAACGAAACTGCGATTCCTCTTCATTGGCCTCAAGCGGTTCGGCAGTGCTTAATCCAGAGCCGTAATGCCATGATGGTTGCGAACGAACCCAGTAACCAGAGTCAATTGACTGCTCACCGGGATTACGCTCAGTGTCAATTCGCTGCCTGCGGAAGTCTGCGGTTTCCCTAACAAACGGGTTCTGTTGACTCGTACCCAACAAGAATGTCAGGTCGCCAATGGCACAATCCCAGTTAGTTGAGTCCGGTGCATTGACCTGACCGACACCAGAAACAGTAGAGCCAAACGATAGATCCTCTACTACATCACTGGTTACATCAAAATCAACCACTACTTATCCAATCTGGGTATAGGTAACCCCCCGCACCTCACACATGCGGGGGGTTGAGTTAGTTGGGTTTACGAGTTGGCGTAGCCGTAGACGGTCACAGGATCGTGGCTACCTCGTCAGCGGTGAGGCCAAGAGCCTGCAACTTCTCTAACGCTGACGCTCTCGCAGCCTCCCGCGCCGCCTTCGCCTGCTCTTCAGCCGCACGCTGCGCTTCAGCAGCAGCAATATCGGCCTCGCGTTGTGCTACTTCCTCAGCGGTGGCGAGGCGTTCCTCTGTCCTACCGTCGGGGTAGGTGGTGGTGATGGTCCACGGTTCCATGATGTTTCCTTACTGTGAGAGGCCGTAAATGGTGAGTGCGCCGGTAATGTTGTTTGCGCTTGGATACAAAGTGAAACCGTCATAAGCGGTAGACAACGAGTGTGTGCCTGCGTATTCCGTAATCGTCGCATCATTGTAACTCTGCACGCTAATGGACCTATACGCTGTTGGCTGTGCCAACGCAGGACCGTAAAGGTAAGTGTGAAAGCCTTGCGGTAAGGTGTTATTAAAACTACTCCACCGACTTGATGTTGCACCTGTTTGTCGGGAACTTGTTACATTAGTTCCTTCGGCTTCAAGATATTGTCGTGCGTAATTTGCTCCGGTTGCATCCGAGCCGCCGACTCGCCAACGATGCGTAATGGCGCTGCCAGATGTTGCAACGGAACCGCGCACCACCACTAGGTAGTTGTCGTGAGTTGCCGAGAATACACCATTCACACTCACGCTCGTCGCCGCCGTGAACACCACCTTCGCGCCAGTCAACGACACACCAGAACCAGCAACCGACGACGGAGTAATAAGTTTCAACCCAGCAATCTCAGCCATGCCTACTCCTCATACCCAAAAACGTGAACGTTGCCGGTGGCGGCATTGGTGTCTTGATAAAACGTAAGTCCGTCATATGACGTAGACAGCGAATGAGTATTTGCGTTCTCATAAATGCGTGCGCTGCTGTTTCCATCAACATTGACTGATCTGCCTGCTGTTGGCTGCGCTAACGCTGGTCCATAAAGGTGGATGTGACAACCGTTCGGAGCCGTTGCACTTAGATAATTGTAAACGAAATCGTCAGCACTACTAGAGCGTCCACCAGTCACACTTGACCCGTTTACGTTGATGTGCTGCGTCGTGTAGTTGCTGCCAGTAGCATCAACACCACCTACCCTGTACCGCAATCTTCCAAAATCGCTAGTACCCATGGTTATCGAAACAACGACTAGGTAGTTGTCGTGGTCACCCGTGAACACACCATTCAACGACAACGAAGTCACCGCCGAGAAATCCACACCACCATCAGCGTTGATCGTTGCACTCGTACCGCTGTGCGCGATAGAGGTGGGTGTCATGCTGACAAGACCATCACCAGCAGCCATTACGACCTCACCCCATAGACTTGAAGAGCGCCTGTCACAGTCGCAGCCGAATTGGTTAGAAACGTGAAACCGTCGTAAGACGTAGACAAAGAATGTGTTACGGCATACTCAATAATTCTGGCTCCACCACTTTCACCAACAGAAACCACGCGAGAAGCAGTAGGCTGCGCCAAGAATGGACCGTAAAAATAAAGTCCATCACCATTTTGTAACGAAGGACCAAACAAAAAATTATTGGCCTGCGTTTGGCTTGTGTATCTTGCCGCACTCACAGCCGTAGATTCTGCAACCAACTCTTGCACGGTGTAGTTAGAGCCACTCGCATCGCTACCAGACGCACGCAACCTATAATACAAGTTTGTGTTAGTGCTAGAGGTTCCACGCACACTCACAACATAGTTGTCGAAGTCAGCCGTGAAACACCCATTCAACGACAACGACGTAACCGCTGTGAACGTCACCTGACCATTGGTGAGAGTCGCTGACGTACCAGCATGAGTGATCGTGTAGTCAGTCAGAAGCACCATGCCGGGAGCGTTCGCAGTCCACACCGAATCCGAACCCAAATACAAAGCCGCAACCTCAGACGACCCCAAACGAATCGCATCAAGCGCAGTCGAAACAGCCACTCCGATCAGCCCACAATGACATACAGGGTCGTCGCGTCAGGTGTCAAAGCGTCATACTCCGCCTGCGTCACCTCAACAACATCCGTCACCGACCCGTCACTAGCAACCTTGTCAGCGACAGCCGCCGTCACTTCCGCATCCGTGGCAAGCGACTGACTGCCGAGGTCAGCGAGATTTCTTGATCGTGTCATTACTCTCCCTTAGCCGATGCGGTAACGAACGATGACGATTCCGTCGGAGCCGTAGCCACCCTTATGGTTGCCGCCCGTGGCCCAACTGCCAGCAGCCCCACCACCGCCGCAACCAAATCCGGTGGCGTTATTGCCGTCACCGCTATTTCCAATCTGCCCGTCACCGCCGCCACCTGTGCCGCCAGTTCCTCCGACCGCTGACCCGGCTGATGCATTTGTCACCGTGACACCGCCAGCACCGCCAGCAGCAAACCCGCGAAGCGTTCCATCAAAACGAAGTTCGATGCCGTCGCCGCCGTCACCGCCCTTGAGGGTTAACAGATCGTTGTACTGCGGCTTGCCGTCGGTTCCCGGCCCTGAGTAGCCGCCGCCGCCACCGCCGCCCCCGATAATGCCGTAGCCATCCCCATTCGGGGTATGCCCAGAAATCGTTGTAATGCTTGCCGTATCAATAGGCGATGCGTTGCCGCCCTGATTCCCTTGGCCCGACGTTCCCGTGCCGCCAGACTTGTTCGTGTTTGATCCAGATGCGCCACCCGAACCTGATCCTCCGCTGTGAACATTTCCCGACGAATTTGTGTAACCGCGTGGGGCGCAACCACCGCCAACAGCAGTTAAGGAGCCGAACGTCGAATCACCACCATGACCTATGTTCGTGTTCGTTGCTGATGCTATTTCAGGAGTTCCACCGACTCCGACAGTCAGGCTGTACGTTGAAGCGGTCACTCCGTAGGAGTATTGAAGAATCAGCCCAGCGCCTCCACCGCCGCCCCCTGCATACCCCGCGTTCGTGTTGAAGGGGGTGATGTACTGGCCTCCGCCAGCACCACCACCAGCGCACACAAGTAGGTCGATTATTCCGGCCTGCGAAAACGTGATATCAAACCCCGGCGACCCAGAGGCGTAGTTCCATTCATGCACGCGGTACGTCGCACCATTGACCGTGCCAGCCGTACCATCACCAGTAAACGTGAACGGTGTCACGCCGCCGGTCTGTGCGCTCGCATACGCCCAGTTCTCAGGGGCCAGCCCAGACGTAACTTGAGTAGAACCAAACGGGTTCTTTAGGCGATCAATAGCCATTTAGGAAATCTCCGATCCGAACAATGCGAACGTGAGGTTCGCGTTACTCGCGCTCACGCGCACATACTTGTTAGTTGCATCCAAGGTCAGACCAAGAGTGAGGCCGACCGTCTCAAAACCCGTAAGCACATCGTTACGAACGATGTACTTGCTCGTCGCTGGTTCGCCAGAGTTGGAATCCGAGATAGCGACCGTGTAGTACGCAGCCGTGTTGCTGCGGTTACAGATCGTGAGCGTGGACACGACGGCTGCCGTAGCAGACGGACAGGTGTAGAGCGTGGAGTGCTCAAACGCTGTTAGCGTGCCTGTCGCTGCTGTGCTTGCAACATCGGACGCAACAGAAGCGTAGGAAAGAGTCGTGCTGGTGACAGCGGTAACGGTGAAAACACCATCAAATGCTGCGTCAGCGGTATCCATCGCAACGCTAACCTGCTGGCCCACGCCAATAGAGTGCGAAGCACTCAACGTCAACGTAGCGACGTTGCTCGTCAGTTCTTTGTTCGTGACTGAGAGCGATGACGCGCTTGACGCTGCCTGCCCTAGCACTTTGTATGTCGTGCCCACTTAGGCTCCCATCAATAAAATTGGACTGAAACCCGCACTTGCAAGTTCCGCTTGAGTAGCAAACAACGCATCAGCCTGTGCCTGCGTGTAAGTGTTCGCCACCGAGAATGAAGCGAACGCGACCACCAACACCTCATCACCAGCGGTTGCACCGCTAGCCAGAGTCACCGTGTTCGTGGAAGTCGTATAGTCATCACCCGGCGACAACAGCACACCGTTCAGGAACACCTGAAGAAGTGCGCCCGTAAACGACAGCGATACACCATTCCGGTCATTACCCGTGAACGCTGTCTGCGAGGCCGTAGCCGTGTACTCGTAAGTGATAATCGACGCTGTTGCAGCGGCACTCGCCTTGATCCAGCCAGCACCGTCATAGACGTACATGCCGATCTGCTCCGACGTACCCGTATTTAGGTAGAACAACGCACCTTGAACCAGCGGGTCACCGTCATTGTCCACAGTCGGGGCCGAGGCTTTCGCCCCTAAGTACCTATCATCAAAAGAGTCCAACGATGAAGCGGCAGCCGCAGCAGAGTTCGCAGCACTCACCGAACTGGCAGCAGCGTTCGTCTCGCTAGTCGCAGCGTTCGTAGCAGACGTAGCGGCATTAGTCTCAGACGTTGCCGCGTTCGTTGCTGACGTAGCCGCAGCCGTAGCACTAGCGGCAGCGTTCGTCTCAGACGTTGAAGCGTTACTCTCACTCGTAGCCGCGTTCGTCGCGGAAGTCGCAGCATTAGTTTCCGACGTAGCGGCGTTAGTTGCCGACGTTGCAGCGTTAGTCTCGCTCGTGGCTGCATTCGTCTCACTCGTAGCCGCAGCGGTCGCGCTCGTAGCAGCGTTAGTGGCCTGCGTGGTCGCCTGAGTCAACTGGCTAGACATGCCCGTCTCAGCCCAGTTCTTCGTCACCGCATCCTGCGCCAACGTCGGGTCAGCAAGATCCGTGATCTTGTTCGACCCAGCATCCAAGTCGCCACCCAGCGTGGCAGAAGTCAGAGTCTTATTCGTCAGCGTCTGCGTATCTGTCGTACCCACCACGGCAGAACCAGAACCCGTGCCATGCACGTTCTCCGACGCATCCTCATGCTGACGAGACTCGCTAAAGTCACGGCCCGAAACACCATGCTCAACCTGAGCGCCAGCGGTGTGTGATACGCCAGTCGTTCCATCCACGCCACGAGTAACAGTCAGTGTCGTACCGCTACGGCTCGTCACTTCCACGATCTCTTCATTAACCGTGTCCTGGTCAATGATGAGTGTGTAGGGGGTTAGCGACGGGAAACCAGTTGCAGCCGCTACCACAACAGATGTTGCCGATGCGTTAATGTCAGAAGTCAGAGTCGTGCGCCGAGCAACTGACGAGTAATACCGAGAAACAGCCATACTTCTTCCTATCGGGTGTAGTGGCTACGGGTTGGGTAGATTCGCTGCAATCCTTTTCTTTCTTCATCCAGTCTGAGTTGATACAGTTGCAGCATGTACCTACCAAGTTGGCTAGACCCACCAACAGGTCGTGCACCAGCAGAGAAGTCAGCCTCACTTGACATGCCAGACAGGTGGGCAGCATCAAAGAACGGAACCATCCGGTATGCAGCCCCCAGTCGCACTAAGTCCTCGCAAGACCCCGGCAGTCCAGTCACCGTAGTAAACGAATCCGTATCGTTAGCGAGGACCGTAGGCTCTTTGCTGTACACAATCTTGATTGTGCGACCAGGAACAATGCCGTCATAGATGCTCAATGAAACGCCAGTAGCGAACGAGCCAGTGCTTGCGTCACGGTCTAGCGACCACCGACGAATAGGTAGCCACTCCTTGGAAGCGCCCGTGGTTTGCCACATTACAGACAAGATATCCAGCGTTCCCGCAGGTAGAGCGTAACTGTTGACAGCGCCCGTGTAAGTGACCGTCGTCTCAGCGACAGCAAACAACTCAGGGAACACTGACCGAATAGAATCGTTGATGGCCTGCTTTACCAGGAAACGAGGGAACATCGGAGATGAAATAACCCGCTCACCAGAAGCGTGGGTGGCGGCAGTAGTGCCACGGAAGCCACGACCGTAAGGAGGAACGATCATGTTCAGTGAAACATCGTCCACTGAGTCGATCATCAGAAGTTCATCACCGATTTCAACCACACCACGAGACATAGCCGAGGTGTCAGCGATCTTAAGAGTCAGGTCCGTGTCGGTAGCCGACTGCGTAAGGTATGTGGACTGATCCTGCACGGTAGTAAAACCATGCAAGTAAAGTATTGTGGAGTCAGTGATTTCACTGAACGTTGCCACTTAGACCTCCACCGTAGTTTTGTTTACAAACTTAGCCGCCTGCTTACTGACAATCATGTTTGCTGGCGGGTCACTTGATGCGTTGTAGGGACGACCAAGCAACTTAGATGCAGCCTTGGCTTCGTCTACCTTTTCTTTGGTAGTACCACCGGGCGTAATACCATGCTGCCGTGCTTCGTTAAAAGAGTTCAGGTCAGTCTTAGTCTTTTCGTACATATTCTGCAACGGACTGTTTGTGACTGCACTTACCGTTGGGTTCGCATCTTTCAGACACTCCGCGTAAGAAGAGTGGTCCTTAGTCTTGCAGCCTTCTCTACAGTTCATTCGACACTCACATAGTCGCTATACCCGGCAGCAACGACCGCCGCGTATTCGTCATCGGAAAGCACATGCCTGCGACCACCACCAAAGTAGTAGTCGGCATCGCTTATCTCATTTTGGGATGGAAATTGTGTTAAAGTTCCTGTGGTGGAAGTAATAAGTAGCGACTGCCCAACGGGTATTGAGTACCTGCTGAATAGAAAGTGGTCAGTGTAGATAGTGTCCACTGTAGGCAGTGTCAGTATGTACGCCACTTTGTTCCTTCCTTGTGTTGAGGGGTTGGGCGGGGGTCACCGCTATATGTGACCCCCACCCGAATGTCAATCTCTTAGGAGATGGACGAGGACGACTCAATGCGGTACAGAGCCTCCTGGCGGTACACGCTCCAACCCTGGAGGGAGTACCAGCCGACAGGCCGGAAACGCATCAACTTGTCAACGACCGGGCCGATAACGACACCCGGCTCAACAGCGGTAGCCTCTGCGAGAGCCTGCTGTCCACACACCGTGGTGCGGTACACAACCTCGCTAGAAGCACCGTCTGCTGCGGAAAGCGCACGCGGGGTTTCCACGACGTAAGCGCCACCGTACACGCCAGTCACAGCGTTGAGAACGTTGCCAACATTCGGCTCCGTGTACTTACGGATGTCCTCAAACGCCAGCGCACCAGTCTCTGCACGCAGGTCATGCGCGACGAGCGGGTGCATGTAAGTGGCGTAGAGTCCGTTGTCCTTCGGAACAGCCTTGCCAGCACGCAACTTGGACACAGCCTGACGCAGATCCGCGCCAGCGATAACGTCCTCCGCAGCAACCGTGACGGTGCTGGTCGGAGTGGTAGTGCCACCAGTGGCGTACAGCACGTTAGTGCCACCGTCAAGAACGGTAACAACCAACTTGTCGATGCTGTCCAGCATATTGTAGCCAACGATGTTAGCCACAGCAGGGTCAACGTCCGAGAACGCGAACTCGCCCAACTTGCGGGTGTTCAGCACGGTGTTGCCGTACTCGTTCAGGGTAACCGAAACCGTCGAAACGTTGCTAACCGCAACTGCGTCGGGGTCGGTGGTTTCCGTCAGAGCAGTGGTAGCCTGCGCCAGATCGTTGTAGAGTGAGAACACTACAGACGAACCGGGCATAGCCTGCTGCACCGGACGCTTGTCAGCGAGGGCACGGAATTGGGGCTGCGACCGGAGAGCGAACTCAACGTAGCGGTCGTATGCGGCCTTGACAAGTCCTGCCATCGCAGTGGTATCAGTGTATGCATCTGCCATTTTCGATTCACCTCCTTCAGTGAATAGTATGTATAGTTACTTGCGAGGCTATGAAGCCTGCGGCCCAGAAGCAGTACCAAACAGCAACTTGTTCAAAGTCTCTGCACTGTCAGCACCAGCGATCAAACCTGCGATCTGATCTGGGTCATTTGTAAACGGTTGTCCCGATGACTGTGTTTCAGCAATACGGGACAGCGACTGCATCTCAGGTGAGAGTGCTGCCGTAGGCTCACTTGTAGCCTCGCTGGTTTCCTGAATACCAAAGATTTCTCCGTACTCAGACAACCAGTTTTCCACATCTTCCGAAGTGGTAGCATCCTTAGGAATAAGTGCCGCAACCTTTTCCGGCAATCCCTTAGATGCAATAACGTCCTTTACAGAGCGTTCACGGATAGACGATTGCATGCTGTCCAACTGCTCCGCAAGTTCCTTCTTCTCAGCCTGCAACTTCTTGTAAGCCTTGCGAAGTTCTTTCATCGCGTTGCCATCGTTGGCTTCTAGATCGTCGTCGTCCCACTCAAATTCGGACATATGTAACTCCCTTACTATTCATATAGGTGAATCGTTACCCACATCATCAACCGGGGAAGAAGATGATGGCTGTAACTACCGGGCTGTTGCACCGCCAGGGCCGGTCGGTCTGGCTGGGAGTGGACATGCCCCGAATTGAACGGGGGTTAAAGAACTAACGCAGGAATTCTCACCGCGAATTACAATTCTTTCTCACCTGTCATGCCCGTATTCAGTTATATAGAGCGAGGTCGCTTCAGTGCTGCCGACCGGATAGCCGACCTACCACCAAAACGTGCACGTTCACGAGACTGCAAGCCACGAACCTTCTCGCGTGCCTCTTGGTCAAGATCCAGGCGAGACAATGCAGTCTCTTCCTCTGTCAATGTTGTCTTTTCGATATCTGCCAGTCGGCGTGTAGCCTTCTGAATATCGGACACCTCAGTCAATATTGGCTCAATGGCAGTGCCACGAATGTCCTCACCACCACCAACAAACTCACCAATACGCTCAGACACACCAGCACCAAACGTCAAACCGGCACGCTGTGCGTAGCCACCAACAATGGCTGCGTTAGCACGACGCTGGATCTGGGTCGTGGTGTTCTCTGGGTCAAGGACGTACTGCGTCAGTAGTGCTGGATCAATGCCGTAGAACTGTTGCAAACTGTCCCGTACTTCTTGTGGTGTTTCCGCGACAACTCGTTGAGCATCAGTAACGCGATCACGGACCTCATTCACCGACAAAGAAAAATCAGAGACAAGGCTGGCTATGGCATCGTATTCTGTTTGAGTACCAGAAGTACCTAGATAGTCACGAAGCCCAGCCTCACGGAATACCTGTCGATACTGCGTTTCAAGGTTTAGATACTCCGCTTCATTGCGAATATCAGTGATGCCTCTTTGCTGTAAACCTAGTAGACCTTTAAAGCGAGTCTTGTATTGTTCAGTTTGCTTCAGTTTTTCAGCAATAACAGCAGTGTTTCTGCCCCATGTTCGCACCAACTCGTCAACTTGGTCTGCAAGCCCTTCCATGTTGTACTCACGAAGAACTCCAGTTAAGAACGCTTTTGCTGCCTCTCGCTCTGCTGCTATTTCCGCATCACGTTGGCTTCTAAGAGCGTCAAGTTCAGCCTGCATCGCGTCAAGTTGATCTTGCATCGGATTTCTTGCAGGAGTCGGTGGGGCCGGTGGTTGAAGAAACCCTGGTCCCGGCAGTGGATCTGCTGGAGGTTGCGGTCCTCTACCCTCGCCTTGACCAACATTAGCGGCAGCAACAGCATACTGATCCGCAACCGCTTGAACCCTAGCCTGACCGCTCCCCTGAATGTTGGCTGCGGCTTGAGCGTAATTCCTAGCAGCAGCAAGGTTCCCCTTACGAGCCTCTTCCTCTGCGAGACGCAAACGCTTTGCAACCATTTGTGCCTTAGTAGCCATTAACGGAATCCAAACGTTTTGAGCAGACCAGTCATGCTTTCTGCGTAAGTTTCATAAGCATTATCTGTTGTTTGCCAGCGAGGATCATTTCTTATATCCTGCTCAAACTCATAAATAGGTTTGATTATCGGTTTTCCATCAGGACCAATGGCCTGGAGGCCGGACTGCAAAAGCGGGTCATTAAGTGTCACTGTCCCTGAACCCAACTCAAGAAGGTTTTCCATCCGACCACGGTACGGTGCAGAAATGTCGTATATATCCTGACCGGCTTGGATGCGATCTGCCCACGCAGGGTAAGCACCAACAAGGTAAGTGTTTCGCAAATCTTGCAAAACATCAAACTCTGTTGTCTCTCCAGATTGAATACTCTTTAAGTATCCATCTATCATGCCCTGGGAAATATCGACATTGTTCCTGCGGCCCCACTCTGACAAACCTGCTGCGGTCTTGCCAGCCTCACCTTGATAAACACCATCAACCGCACTAATAAAATCAGACAAAATGTTGCTGACTTGAGCGTCACTTAAACCCATGCGACGTTTGCGAACTACAAGATCCCGCAGTTCTTCGTCAGTCATAACTGCACCGGCTTGAATGGCAAGATCCCTTAGGTTCTCAACCTCTGCGGCAATCTGCTCACCCCAAACATCAGGAAAGCGAGCCTCAAAGTCCATGTCTGCAATAGCAACAGAAGAATACTTTTGGCTAAAAGGTTGCTGGTCTAACTCAAGAAAGAATGCTTCCTTGCTAAAACCCTCAGGGTTGGCTAAATACTCTTCTGTTTTGCCATTAAACCACTCAAGCAACTGCTGGTCTTGTTGAATCAAAGCATAAGAGATAGCCCACATATTCTGGAACTCTTTGCGCTTTTGATTTTCGTAACGCTTCTTTTCTTTCTTGGTTACTTTGCCGTCTTGATTGAGGTCTGCGGGATCAACTGTCACCCTGGCCTCCCTTCAAGCCACTCATAAAAGAAACCCATCATGTCAGTTGCCTTGGCGAACTCTTCAGCCTCTGGACCCTTGGCAAGTGCATCGCGGATAACGTCTTGCCTACCCTGCGCGGTAATGCCCTGTTGTGTTGCGGAAAAACCTGTGCCACTTTGACTAACAGTTGGCTCTTGCTTTTCCGCTTGACGCACCTTCTTCAAGACTCGCTGGAACTCTTCATCAGTAACCGCTCTACCCAAAATATCTGAAGCAAGAGTATCTGCTGTTAGGCGAAGGTCACGTTCACTAGCCATTGTGGTTGTAGTGACCGGCCCGGTATAGCGACCCCTAGCGGTTTTCTTTTTGTCTGCCTCTGGCATAAACTTTTCTGGAATCTCAAAGACTCCATCGTCGCCTAGAATGCCCCGCTTGGCTGCAACATCAAAAAGAATATCCACGGGTGACTGCCGTATCCCACTCTTTGATTTACGGTCAGACTCAGTAACGTACTTACTGAATAATGCCTGACCAGAACCGCCGTAACGACCGCCAATATCATCAGCAACAACGTCAAACAACAAGCGCACATTATCACTAAGGTCAGTGCTGTAAGCAGCCTCTAGTTCGCTTTTATCATAAAACCGATAGTACGAAGATGGCACATTTTCTTTTGCTTCGGTTGCTCGTGATTGAGGTCGAAGATACCAAGCACCTGTTGCTGGGCCAGTCTCAATCTTAGGCGCATCACCCCGAACTTTGGGCGGCTGAACCACACCCCTAAGGGAATCTGATTCTGAAGTGTACTCAGGCGTAAACGCTGGTTTATCCCCATTAGCCATTTTCTTCAACACCCCACTCTTTAGCAAAATACCTTTGCCAAGCCTCGTTAAATTCAGGAGAATCTTCCAGCACGTTCACTTCGACCCACTCAGCAAATTGGGCTTTAATGCGCTTCTTTTCGTCACTAGAAACTCCCTCTAAAGACTTAAGCGCAATATCCCTATTATCTAAAAAGTAGGAGATATCTTGCCAAAGTTGAGTTTTGCCCTCATCCTTGGAAAACTTCGGGTGCTTCATAATGTTCCGTAGTTGACGGGCAGCATTGTTAGCAACGTTGCCACTGCGGTCACCATCAAAAGCGTTACCCCAGGCTTGATTGACTTCTTTATATTCGCCAACCCAACTTTTCCATTGGCTCTCTAACTGGTCAATCTGGTTACGGAAACGATCTTTAGCAGCCTCTGTGCTTGCGTCATCACGAAGGGTTCGCAAACGCTTAATCTCAGAATCAAACTTGATCTTTTGTTTGTTGTACCAAGACCAGCCATCGTTCTTTTTAATCTGAACTTCAAACTGCCCAGCATCTTTTATTGTTGCAACCGGATCAGTTTTACCAGGAAGAGGATTATCACGAAGATAATTTGCAACCGCCGCGCTGTATTCTCCGTCAGTACCCAGAGCAAGAAGATTAATAAACTCTATAGAGTTCTCATCCTTAGCCATTTCCCTAGCAATGTCAGGATACTTAACCCAAATCCTATCGTAAGCGTCCTGGGTCGGAGGAACAAATGCCTGATAGTTAGTGCCAGAATAGGTGTACCAACGTGCCCAATCACCGTACTGCTCTAGAAAAACATCACGAGCCTTTTCCTGGTCACCAGGATATTGACTTCTAATCTTGTACCAAGCATCCCGCATCATCTGCCCTGGTACTCTTTGATTAACCGAAAAGGCGTTCATAAACTTATTGCCGCCACGACTAAGATAGAAGTCCCTGGTCTTTTCTACAGCCTCATCATAGTTAGGTTCTTCACCAACTCCACCGTTCTTTTCCCAAAGAGCAACATCGTTAGCGTAAATCTGCACAGAAGCGCGAATAAAATCTGCATCGCTAAGACCTTTTGCTGCCCGATAGAGGTCTTTCTGGTAAGAACCAAAAAAGCCAGAAGCAATGTTTTTGTTGATCCCGTATGGAAAAACTTCTTCGTATACTGGACCTAAAGTTTCCTGAAGTATCTCTTCCGTCTTTGGATTTCTTTTTGTTATTTCCGAAACCAAAGCAGACGCTGCATAAGATAACGCAGGAGCGTTAACAGTTACGGTTGCAAGAGACGCTACAGGTATCCGTACACCAGTGTCAGTAGCATTCTTTTTTGTGCCAGGAATAATAATGTACTCTGCTTTTGACGGATCATCTACAGGGTTACCGTCAGCGTCTACCGCTAAGTTCAACAAAATATCATTGGCAAACAAAGCAGTCTGGAACACGCGCTCCGGTTCCTTCATGGCAAATCTACCGTAACGGTAAATGCTATTATAGAACGCGCCAGGAAATGACATTAAAAATCTACTCATGTAGACAGGGTTGTTGTACCGTCGAATGTTGTAGAAAGTTTTTTCCAACTCAATCAACGCTGCGCGGTGAGCAGACTGACGCATGGCCTCAAATTGAGGTTCAGAAAGTTTAACACCTTGTGCGTCAAGAACATCTGCTTTTTGCTGCATTTGCTTTTTAAACTCACGCTGATAGAAAGGCCAACGAGCGATCCGGTCCTCGGGCGTGGTAGCGATAAACTGCCAAATCCGGTCAAGACCTCGGTTTAACATTTCATAAGCCATAGCGATTCGTGACTTAGGAATAAATAAAAGATCATCCCCCGATATGCGACTCAAATCAGAACGACCACCAAGAGCCGCCTGTAACTCACCAGGAGTAACTTCTTGACGAGCAATCTGTTGCCGAACCTTTTCATCGGGAAAGTACTGATTAACGATCCGAATAACTTCGTCAAGTTCAGTCGTAGAGGAAAGTAAGACCTTACGCTTCTTTGGTGGCTTTGCCTTTTCACTGTTAAGGACGCTGCTTGTCGGGCTTTCTACTTGCTTGCGCTCAGAAGGAAGTTTCCGCGCTGGACCTTCTGGACCGGCAATATCAGAAATACCTTGAGAAGTTTCATCAATCCGACTACCAGGCATCCTTGTCGTGGAAGAAGGAGCAATATCATCGTATTGTTCTTTCGTTACAAGATACTTTTTCTTAAGGCCCCTTTGATATTTCTTGCCTTCTTTTGATTGCAGCCATTCGACTAACTCTGCTCTTGTTTTACCCTCAAGGATCAACTGGATAAGAGGGTCACCCCTAAAGTAACGATTAGCAACATTTGCAATTTCGTCCCAGTATGCTGGATCGTTGGGGTCAATAATTGACTGTTGACCAGTTCGTTGCCAACGGCTAGTTTCATACTCAGCGCGATACGACGGATCATAAGTTAAACGGTTAGTGGTAGCAACAGATGCTTCTGCCCTGTAACCAGCACCGTAATCAAATCGCCTATCAGAAAAAGCAGAAGGAATCCTAATGGTTTCCCCGCCTACAATAATATCAGTGTACCCTTGACCTGATCCACGGTATCCACGCATACCGCTAACTTCAGCGATCTTTTCTCGCCTGCGACCTAAAGCAACTTGAGCAGCAGATATTCTTTGGTCAATGATTTCCATTGCCCTCTGCTGAATCTCAATCTCTCGCGCTGGATCTGTGTAATCAGTATCCTTTCGGGAGATAAGATCGTCATACTCTTTTTGCAAATCATCGACAAGTTTGATTGTTTCGTCATCAACCTGTCCCGCAGCAATGGCCTCACGATACTCAGTTAATTTTTGCCTGACGGTAGACAAACGCGCCGGTTCAACAACCTGCCGCCACTCGGGGGCTTTGCCGTCAAGGGCATCCTCAATAGCGTTTAGTCGAAGTTGTGCATCAACAAGACGGCCTTTTAATTCAGGTTCGTACTGTTGGGCACGGACAGCAGACAACTTACCGGCTCGCAAATTATCCAACTCAATTAACAGGCCATCAATTACAGCCTGAACGTCGTTACGCTGACGAGCGAGTTCCCGCAACTCATTACGCAACTGCTTTACGCTTGCGACCTTCTCGCCTTTATTAGTAACTGCTTGAACTGCGTTCTTAAAAACTTTATCAAGGTTCAGCATGTAAACGGCGCGTTGCCCCATGTTCCTTCTATTGGCAATAAAATTACCAAGAGTAGCGCCCAGGCCCTCATCCGTTAGAATAGTCCCATGAGCCAACCAAGACGCAAGGAGTGGTTCTAGTGCAGCGTTCTTGCCGGTGTACCCAGGACGGAACAAAACGTTTGTGCGGAAAAACTTCATGCCAGCATCAAAGACTGTTGTTGCCATAGTTGCTGCGCTATCAATCGCCCCAACAATCGGCCTAACTTCATCCCTTAAGCCGCGATAAATTTCTTCAAGAGGAAGGGTCGGAAAAGAGTTTAAGAGTTGCCGACGGCTAATTGGGTCGGTCAGTATGCGACCACCGGCTTCGTCGTAAAGGTAGCCACCGTTCTCATTAAGATCATCAACGGCCCGTTGCATTCTTGTGCGGTATCCGCGTGCAAAAACAGAAGCAATTTCACGGTCAACGCCAAGCGTGCGAGCCATATTCTCAATAAGAACATCTTCCATTTGCTGCCACGCCTGTTGAAGATTTCCGGCACGCTTCGCTTCTTGAAGTTGTTCCATTATTTGAGTACGATAAGTGGAGGCTGGAATGGTTATATCTTGCGCTATGCCATCAACTATTTCTGTACCTACAACAATTTGCCTGTCTCCACGAAACAATGGCACAGAATCCAACTGAGCGGTAAGTTCGTCCCACATATCGTCTGGCCTTGCGCCAGATTTTGTTACATGGCCTAGTGGTTGACGCGACCCAACCCACTGAATAAAAGTCGTAACAGGCCCACCAGGAGTAGACTGTGCAACTTGCTGCGTCCAGCGAGGTGCATCAGAGTAATCAGCAGAGCGAGTGGCATAAGCAACTTTACCCTTACCCCTGCGGATTTTCTCCACAGTAAAGCGTTGGCTGGGAAGCCACGCACTACCTGGACCACGAATCAAAAAATCATCGGCATCTGCGGTAGTAAAAAGATCCCTAAGTTCTTTAAAGTATTCGTCACGCGCCAAGGCTGAATCAAAAATTTGATTAGTCTTTATCAGGGCTTCGCCCTTCGGTGAAAAAACCTCTCCGTTAATGTCGGCGCTTCTAAGAATGTTGTTCATGTCAGACAAAGCCCACACGGTGTCTGGTGCTGCATCAGCCAAATCGCGGATAGCCCGAACGTCACCAACATTAGCAAGAATAATATTTGCTATTGTGTCTCTGTCGTTAGTTTTAGACAGAATACTTGCTAAAGTAAACTTATCTACACCGTGACTATTAGCCACAATGGGGTTTTGCCTTAAACGAACGGGGTTGGTGTCCTCGGCAATCTCGTCAACGTAATCACCAAACGTCGTCCTATGCCCCTGCTGACCGCCAGTTTCTCGCCACTCCCTGTGGAACTCGTAGTCAAGTCGCCTCTTGGCAATATCGTCTGCCGAAAGCACTGCACTGCGTAAACCCATCTTTTCAAACGCGGCAAGTCTGCCTACCCGCGCAATGGGAGGAACTACTACTTCTAGTCCAAAATCGGTGGACCCTGTAATGAAACGGTAGTAAGGGTTTTCTTGAGCCTTAGCCATGTCATATTCTGACCAAGGATCGTAATTACTTAAACCACCAATATCATAAATAAAATCAAGACCAGTTCCTGCGTAAGCAAGATTATTGGCAGCAGCAGCCTGACCAAAGGAAACTTGCTCGCTTCTGTTCCAAGCGTTGCGAATGTCATCCCACTGAAAACCTGGCTTAAGTTCAACCTCTTCGCCAAGTTCATTAGTAAAAACATCACCTTGATACAACGGTGAATCTGGGTCCGTTACCAACGCAGTCGTGCTTAATGGGCGGGTTACTCCGTGCGACCAGCCCTTCTCCGCAGCCCCAAGAAGCACACCAACCGGGCCAATACCAATACCCTTGTTGGCTTCAAGTTGTTCTTGCATAGCAAGTTCTTTGGCTTGCTGCCCAACCCGCGTCGCTGTCTCTGCGTCTGCACCACTAGCAGTTGCACGCATGGATGCGTCTAAACCCCTGATACCAGGCTGAAATGCTGTCGCTTCAGTTACTGCGCTTATCGCCCCCCCAAGAAGGTCGATATCTGACGCATAATCGACAGCAGATGAAATAGCACCAAAGACGGGCGAAGATTTCGCGTCATCAATAATGCTTTGAAGAATTGATTTAGAGGGTTTTCGGTAGCCCGTTTGGGATGTGGGAGTGCCACCGAAATACTCCGGCTGTACGCTCATTCACTTCCCATCTTAACGTTTACCAAAGCATCCAAAAATGCCTCACGATCCTCTACCGTTTTCCAGCGAACGTTTGCCAAACCCCACGCCATTGGGAGATTGGTGTAACCCATCTTCGTGGCGGCGGCATTGAAGTTGTCAAGAAACGTCAACGGCCTCCACTGCGGCTTTTTGCCCCTCATGCGTTTCGCAAGTAATTAACTAAGTAGCGGAAAGTTTTTGGAGTATTCTCAAAGTCAAGTGCTGCTTCAAGGTCGGGTAGATACTGCAACAACTTTTCCATGTCGCTGTCGTAGTCATCTTGAAAACCTGCTTGTCGCGGTGTGTCGCCGGGACCAAAACTTGCACCTGAAGTTACTGGCTCGTCGGGTCGCTGTGTTGGTGAAAACAACGACGCAGGCGGCTTTGGTGCTGCACCCTTAGGCGCACGAGCAGCCGGTGTAGCCTTCATTGGGGCCGATGCCTGAATAGCCTCAAACTCTTGGTTCTCACCGTAGGGCATGCCCGACATTTCTGCCTGAACTTGCTGCGGTCCACCGTCGGTGCGCTGTGACAAACGGCCTGGACCGGACACAGGGGCAGGGTTTTGTGGACGACGCATACCGCCTCGTTGTTCAGCCATCTTCATCCTCCACATAAACAATCTTTGGTTCAATCAGTTCGGAATCGGGTGTGGGACCAAACTCATCATCGTCCCAATCACCCAAATGCCCGTACTCATGCAACGTGTACAAAGACTGATCGAACAGCCCTTTCATGCGGCTCACCATGTCGTCAGCAACGTCAGGGTTCCAGCCAACACCCTGAGCAACAATCCCAAGATGTAAGTCTAGGTAGGCAAGATGAAGGCTCATGTCACGCATTGGAACTCTCATTTCCTTGCCCTCCTAAAATCTTTACTAGCCCTTGCCCTTGGTTCCCTTGGTGTGCATACCAAACTTGATCTTGTCCATGTCGCTGGACTTGCTTCCGCTCTTATCCTGAACCGGCACGGCGACAGGAGCCGTACCATGTCCACCCTTGTTAGGCTGTGGCATTATTTTCTCCCTTGTTTCTCCACCAAACCATCCGGTTGGCGAAATCTAATTCACATACAATTATTGGTTTGTAACCTTGATTGGTTTTTTGCAATCCCCAAAACGAGAATCGCTTTACCACTTTTCTTTATTTGCCCAGTAAGCCGCAGACATTTTGCCCTTGGCAATGTTCCTGCGGTGACGAGACTTAAAGTTGGCCCTCTTTTGCTTGGTTGCGGCAGACTCACCGGACTTAGGTTTACCTGCGGTCTTTGCGCCTTGCTCGCCAAATCGAATAGTCTTGATCTTGCCGCCCTCTTTAGCCACCACAATGTGCGACTTCTTCGGGTGATTTGGTGTGCGCTTCGGCTTGTTGTAGCCAGAAACACCAGCACGCTCAAGGCGAGGATCTTTTTTGGCAGGCATTAGTTCTTGTTCTTTCCCTTGTTCTTGGCCCGAGTCTCTTCCATAGCCTTAAACAAAGAATCTTCCTTCTTCTTCTGCCGCATCTTCTCTACCTTGATAGCCCGAGCAGTGCGTCGCTTTTGGTTAGGCGGCTCGCCCTTTTTGCCCTTGTTGCCATCTTTGTAGGTGCGCTTAGGCGCTGCCTTCTTAGCAGTAGACTTTTTCTTTGCAGGCATTACTTCCTCTTCCTCTTCACGGCAGCGTTATCAACGAGATTCGGGTAAGGCCGACCGGCCTTCTTAGCGCGAGCCTTAGCCGCAGACTTCTGCGCTGGAGTCAAAGGCGTAGATTTCTTCTTGGGATTCTTCTTATCCCAAAACGGTTTACGGGCGGCGACCATTCTCAGGAGCCTTCTCAATCTTGATGTTTGGCATCTTGGAAGAATCTTCAGGATGAGCGCCATCCCCGCCCATCTTTTGATCCATGTCGGACCAACATCCACAACTAACGCACATACACATCTCCTAGATTGGTAGACGGCGGCTAACGCCAGCCGTCAGATTCGGTTCTCCACCAGCCCCAAGGCTTGCCATAAGCATCTGTAGGTCGGGGCGACCGCCAGGTGACATGCCTGCCTGACCCGGTGCTACGCCACGGAGTAGCCCCGTAGCCTCACTAATTCCTTCTAGGTCTTGCCCAGCACCACCAGGGGGAGCCTCACCAGGGGAACCGACCATCCCTGCGGTTTCCTCACCCGTAGGCTCAACCCCCGGTGGTGTGGGGATTTCCTCAGGCGCGAAAGCCTCTGACACAATCTCTTCTATTGGCCTACCCTTTTGTCGCCCGAGAATGATTTCTGATAAGCGTGACAGAACTTCACCGGGATCAATACCAGACTGCGCCAACACTGGCACAGCCTGTGCATACCCCGCTACTGCTTGCTTCAGCGAGTCGCGCATCTCTTCGATATCAACTTGCTGCTCTTCTTCGGTAGCGTTCAAGGCAAACGGCATTTGCCGCCTAAGGAAGTCGCGGCTAATCAAACGATCACCACGAGCCTGCAACCCAAACACGAGCGCACGGTTCGGGTCCAATCCAGCCATAAGGCCGTATTGCACATCTACGGTGTAATCGCCCTTAATATCGCGCTCAGGGCGGTACTTGATTTCGTAGGGTGTGCCGTCGGCATTCCCGCGTAGCGTCTTAGTTTCTGAGCCATACAACATCTCATCAACCATGAATGCCTTGCGTACAAGGTTCTGGAATGTCTTGGCGAACATCGCCTGACCAGTGCGGATCTGGGTGTCAAACCCTGACATGAGGGCTTGCACGCCTCGCCCGGTCACAATAGAACCCTCAACCTCGCCCGTGCGAGCGTCGGGGTAACGCGAACCTTGACGCAACTCTTGATCCAAAATGCTTTGCTGTGCAAAAGCACTACTTGGAACCTCAATGGGTACGCGACGAACGCGCTCACCATTGGCTGTACGGATAACACTGTCGGGGCCAAGGGCTAGTTCTTGCGCGTCTGGCGGCAGGACAATCGGAGCCTGCACGGACTTCTGCGCCGCCTCAAGACTCAACAGGGCAAAGCGAGCCTTAGCGACCTGCACTGCCAGCACATCGTCAAACTGACCGTGTGACTCGTCATCTATACCGGGGCGTTGCGTCCACTCCACCAGGCATTCGCCCACCGGATTCTTGACACTCTCTAGAACCACGCCCTGACGGGTGGGCAGGAACAGCATATCCACCTTGGAGTCGTGGTAGCGAACAACCTCAATCAGTTCGTTACCCATAGACGACTCGCGGATAGCACCCTCTACTGCTGGATACATAGCGACCAGTTCGTCGCGGGTCTTGTAGAATGAGAAGTACGCAGCATCTATCTGGCCCCAGCGGTTAAATACCGGGTACGCGCCAATCGAATCCATGAACGTGATGCGTGGCATCTGGTTCTTAGCGTCAATCTCCACGATAGCAGGCACAAAGCCATAGGTGAAGTAGCGGTCAGCCGCTGTGTACATTTGACGCTGTACGTCACTGTAGTCCAGGTAGCCATTGACGATGCGGGTACGCTTCTCAGCGAACTCTCGCGCAGTGTCCGACACCATCTTGGCGCTGGCGCAGTTGAATGCAGGTAGCGGAGCCATGACCTCAGACAAGTCACGGGCTGCAACGTCCACCATGTTTGCCACAATGCCACGGTCGAACGGCCCCTCAGGGAACAGGTCGGGGTACACATCGCGCATGCGCCCCTGCCGCACGGCAAGAACGTTCTGCATACGCTGGTCCCGCTCGCCCCACCGGGCCTTCATGCGGTCGTAGTGAGACTTGATCGCACGCAGTGAGGACGTATCACCGTCGTTACTGCTGAAATTCAAGTCGTCATACATGCTGCTCAAAAATCCTCCTACGCCCCAATGGGCTTCCAAGCCCCTGATGCCTCTGCTTCAAGGAGGCTGACGGTCGTTTGCTGACTTCTATCCCACGGGGTCAGGAAAGCGTTATTGACATGGGACCGCGTATAGTTACTCGCCAGGGTTACCCGGTCCCTGCACGCTAGTTCAGCAAACCACAAAGCCATTACAATGTCGGTCTTTTGGTTTTTCGGTGCGCCAGGATGCCAGGTAACTAACTGCTCTATCAGTTGTTTGGCGCTTTCTTGCCCATGCGTGGAGGGCAACTCAATCAACTCGTAGCCATCTTCCCAGCCATTCCACAGGATCGTCATAGAGGCCACGCCGAAGTCTGCGTCGTGCTTATTCTGACCAGTAAAATGTGGCTTGATGACACTGCCACGGGAGGAACAGAACTCGTTCAACTCCCTATCATGCACCAGGAAACCCTGAAATCCATTCCTCTCAATGCGCCATTCGGATATATTGTACCTATCCGTCCAGCCCTTAATCATTTCCCGCATAGCCTCAGGAGTAATCCCCGGCTTATTGTAGATATCTAGAACATAACGCTTCTGCGTCTTAATATCTAGCCCTACAACCACGGCAGCGGTATGCCCAGCGGTAGCCGGGTCAAGGCCAGCGACAATAACTAGCCCTTCCATTCCCTGCGGTCGGCAGTTAACCATACCTTTCGGTATCGGACCAGCCATACGATTGCCGTTAATACTTGCTTTGATGGCATCGCCATTAAAAATAGCATCATCGGACACCTGCTGTTGCTGGTAGACCATAGCCCACGCACGCGGGGATACCCTGCGGCGCTTCTGAAATAGCCTTGACCCATCCCACTTGGGGTACAAGCCGTCCTCATCAGCCTCCTGGGTGTCTGCTTTAGACCCTGGTTCCGGCTGGTTAGACTTGGGCCAGAGAGTTACCCAGTCTTTCGGATCGTCTTTGAAGTCAAGGACGGCAGGCATGGAGAGATATGACCACGGCGATTCCTCATCAGGGTAGCGGTGAGGGTCGCGGAGTTCGGAATATAAGTCCTTCGCCGCCAAGCGCGTTCCCACGACGAGCATACTTCCTGAAGCCGATACACGAGATATAACCTCCGATTGAAGCCAGTCAATCTGCTTATCGTACTCGTGTGCGTTAGTCAGGTCAACCGTATCGTCAAGAATAATCAGATCGGCGCGTGCGCCGTAAATATGCCCCCGAATACCCAGGGCCTGCACTGTGGGGTCTTTCTCCCCAGAATCCCTGGCATCGTCAGACACATAAATCATGGTCTGGTTCCACGCCTCAGAGTTCTTATCGAACCCACCCATCGGCGCGTAGGCTGTAATCATCTCGTCGTAGCGAGGATGCGTCAGGCGAGTCTTGATCGCGTACAGCATCTTCTTCGCCATCTCCGCAGTCTTAGACACCAGGATCACGCGAATGTTCGGGTCCATACAGATCCGATAGCACACATAATTAATGGTGATGCTGGTAGTCTTAGCATGCTCCGGCGGCATGTTTACCATGACCAGATCCCGCTCACCCTTCTCAAAGGTCATACTTGGGTGAGTCCAAGCCGGATCGCGGCCCTCTAGCATATCCACCACATTGGTCATGTGAGGGAACACCTTGGCATCTAGATACTTCTCTGAGAAGTCAGGGAATGAAATCCACTCCCGCTCACGCGGCCCAGAGATTTTCTCCAGATTCTTAATACGCTCCACGGCGACCAGGAACTCAGAGTCCTCACGCCGCCAGCGTTCGTAGGTAGACCTATTGCGACCAATAACTTCCAAGGCTTGATTAATGTTCATGCCTCGTTGCATTTGAGTCAAGAAGTCTTGCTTTACCGAGGCAAGATCTTGACCTGCTTTTCTTCCTGCCACGGTTATCAAATCCTTCCACCTAATACCAAGGCGGCTCCCTGAGAGCCTTGGTCTGGTTTGGTCAAGTAGAGGGGAGGGAGGGACGGACAATAAGGGAGTCCCGACCGACCCGTCACCGTTAGCCTTCGCTCTTCGGCTACGGCTCCCGGTGAGTAGCCACAGGTTCGGGGTTTTAAAAAACCCCTCACTATATATATCCCTGTCCAACTACCCAAAACCGGACACCAAAAATGAAAAGTTTACCAAATCGTTACATAAAAATAGGACAAAACCGGACATACTAGGACACCAAGGCCGACAATATCACGCACATCTAAACCCTGTATATATATATACTACCCTACCCCTACTTTATAAATACCCCTGGGTCAGACATTGTGAATGTGTTCACGTTCACGATTGACCCGCCCTGTCCGACTATCGGACACCCAACTATGGTGGGGGATATGTCCGATTTATCACGACATAGTAGGATAAATACTATTATATCCCGCAATGTCGGCATATTCGGGAACCGACTACCGTCAGGGTATACATATCGGACATTGTGCGCATATGTTGCATATCATTCCAGCACGGACATGACGGACATATCAGACACTTATAGTCGCATACCCCTGGGGGTATTGACATGCCTAGGCAATCGTGATAGTGGCATGGACAAAACGGACAAAACGCTCCAGCACTGCGTGGGCGTCCGATTATCGGCCAATATAAAAAAGTTTTCAGAATGTCCTATTTTGTCTGTTTTGTCCTCTAGACAGGATTTCGCGTGGATGATAGCGTTCCACCTAGATAGTAACTAGTAATGCGATGCTAGTAGCAGTCCCTAGGGGATGGCATCCACCTAGAAACTATCTAGAAAAAGTTTAGAAATATGCTTGACAGTAAGACAGTAAGACGGTAAGGTTACGACAGTAAGACAGAATAGATAGAAAGGGGATTAGTAATGCGCTCGCCATATGGTGCGGGCGGAACGCCTACCGACCTAGGTAGAGTGATGTACCGGACACCGCGACGGGCTTACGCACTGCGTAGCGCCTCGACCCCTGACGGGTA